AGCATTGTGACTCGAGCACCCACACACGAACCATATCCCTATCACAATAAAGGTGTAGATATTGAAATTTCGCTAGAAGAAGGACAACCTCCGCCTAACCCAGGCGCTGTACCTGTGCCTGCTGGATTTGAATTTACGAGAAAAGCATGAGCACATTTAATTTTGAATTCAACGGTCAAAAGTTTGAAATCAAAGCACCTACTGGCGCTACATTTGAACAAGCCAAAGCAGTGTTTGATCAACAAACAGCCAGCGGTGGCCTTACAGGATTCAGGGTAGGAGATGTATTAAGTCCAGCTACACAAGCCGCAGGCGGCCTGGCTGCTGCACAAAGTCAATTAACACAAGGCCTGGCATCATTATCTAGTAAATTGCCTGACGGCACAAATTTAAGTAGTCTCACAGCTAGTATTGGAACATTAGGCCAAAGTGCTGGCACACAAGTTGCCAGCGCACTGCAAGGTGGCGCTGCTGCATTTAATTCATTGACTACTGGAGCAAGCGGATCTACTGCTTTTATCAGTTCAACATTATCTGGTGCTGGCGCTGGATTTTCATTGCCGTCAACATCAGTAATCACAGGTGCATTAACTGGCGCCGCAGCACAAGTAGGTAGTTTGGCCAGCACAGCAGTTGGCACCATATCTAGGCTAATTAAAGGAACTCCCACTGATGGTATCAATATAGCAGACTTTGCCAAGCAAGGACCAGCATTGGCCGGACTTGGCAGCATGAGCCTGCCTGATGTAACTGGAACATTGGCACAGGCCAGTAAGTTGGTAGGACAGGGAGCTGAAACAATTAGTAATGCATTGGGCGCAGGTAAATTTGGTCTTGACGCCAGTCAGCTTGAACGATGGGGTTTGGTCAAACCAGGAACCGCCGCCACATTCTTAGGACAAGGTGGCAGTGATCTTACCAGCGTGTTAAAAAGTCCCACAGTATGGACTGGTAAAGATGGTGTAAAAAGTCTTGACGGATTGCTAGGCAACGAAGGACTTCAAAACAAAATTCAGCAAGGACTAATGACTTCTGGTGTTGCTGATTTAAAATCACTAGGTATTCCTACAGACAAACTAACACCGCAAGCACTTAGTGGCCTAGCAACCAATGCTGCCAAGAGTGTGTCAGACACATTAGATTGGGCTAAGAATACTCCGGAGCTTCCAGCTGACATCAAATCTAAATTTGATGAGGCAGCAGTCAATGGTGCATTTGCTGTGAACTTGGCAGCAGCTAAAGTAGATTTTTCTATGCTTCAAGAATACAAACCAGTGGCGGCTGTGGACACAGTGAATGCCGAAACTCTTGATGCCGCTGCCAAACGCATTGTAGGCAATCCAAAGGTGCCTAATATTTCAGCGGCAAATTTTGAAACCAGCTTGTATTCTAACACCAAAGATAAAGATTTAACTTATACCGGAACTGATGAACTAGTATGGGATCGTGTGAATGCCGAACGGCTGCGTCGCGGACTTCCAAGTTTGACTGCAATAGGCTATCCAAGGCCAGAAATTACCGCATAAATATTGCCATGACTACCTTTGTTGGCTTTAACACACAGAATCAATACAAAAAATTTACACTTGTAGATTTTGAATTGATCAAACGTGATCTCTTGAATGCGTTTAATATTCGACAAGGCCAATTGCCAGGCCGACCAGCATATGGCACAGTATTGTGGAATTACTTGTTTGAAAATCAAGTTGATGCAGTTCAGCAAGGTATTATTAATGAGATACAACGAGTAGCAGGCGGCGACCCTAGAATATTCATTAGCAATATTAACGTGTATCCCCAAGAAAATGGCATGCTAATTGAATTAGAAATACAAACTGTAGGCGGTGTAGATGCTGAAATCCTAAATGTATTTTTCAATCAAGTCAGTCGTTCGGCCAGCTACGTATAAGTACGCCGTTTTTTATCTACATAAATAACAGATAAAGAATACAAGGCCCAGACGCAATGGCAAAAACCACTAGACAAACCGCGATATTTGGTGTAGAAGATTGGAAACAGATCTATCAAACCTATCGCGAAGCAGACTTCCAAAGTTATGACTTTGAAACTCTACGTAAGAGTTTTACCGATTATCTGCGTTTGTACTATCCAGAAACATTCAATGACTACATTGAATCATCGGAATACATTGCCTTGCTGGACGTTATTGCATTTATGGGCCAGGCTCTTGCTTTCCGTACAGATTTAAACACTCGCGAAAATTACCTAGACACAGCCGAACGCAGAGATTCGGTCACACGTTTAGCTAATCTTGTTAGCTATACTGCCAAACGTAACACCGCTGCACAAGGCTTGCTCAAAGCATTCAGTGTGACCACAACAGAAAATATTGTGGATTATAATGGTGTTAATCTAGCCAACGTTACAGTAAACTGGGCTGATCCCACAAACTTTGACTGGTTAGAACAGTGGAATACCATTGTGAATTCATCGTTAGTTAGCAGTCAAAAGATCGGTCGTCCGGCCAATCGGCAGACTATTTTGGGTGTGGATACCAGTGAATACGGTATTAATCTAGTGCCAGGATTCCTGCCAGTAATTCCTTACACTGCCACAGTAGATGGTGTGAACATGCCATTTGAAGCCACAACGTCATCCACGGCTGGCCGAGACTACATTTATGAACCAAGCCCAAAACCTAATACTACATTTAATATGCTGTATCGCAATGATCAGTTGGGATATCAGAGTGCCAACAACGGATTCTTCTTCTTTTTCAAGCAAGGCACATTACAAAATCAAGATTTTAATTTAGCCGAACGCATTGCCAATCGCACAGTAAACATCAACATCGATGGCGTTAACAACGAAGACCGTTGGTTGTTTCAGTTGGACAATGTAGGTACAGTCAGTAGAGAGTGGATGTATACTGAAAACATTTATTCAGCAGCAGCAGAACAAACTGCAACGTTAAGACCAATCTTCTCTGTTACCAGTAGAACCAATGATCAAATTACCATGGTATTTGGTGACGGTGTGTTTTCAGAAATTCCTGTAGGTATTTTTCGTGCCTATGTTCGTGCAAGTAATGGATTGCAATACATTATCAATCCTGCTGAGATGCAAAACGTAGTACTACCAATCAGTTATGTTGATCGCAACGGTAATTTGCAAACCATCACATTTACCTGTGGCATCACACAACCCGTAAGCAACGCACAAAGTCGTGAAAGCATTGATGCTATCAAACAACGTGCTCCTGCCAGGTACTACACACAAAATCGCATGGTCAACGGCGAAGATTACAATTTGTTTCCGTTTACCCTTTACAATTCAATTATTAAATCAAAAGCATTGAATCGTGCTTCAATTGGCACCAGCCGCTATCTTGATCTTGTGGACAACACCGGCAAGTATTCATCTACTAACACATTCTCTAGCGATGGTGCCATGTGGGAAAATAATATTCTTCCTACTTCTTTATTTGCCTGGACCAACCGTAACGAAATTGCTGACCTTATTACCAATCAGATACAACCAGCCATTGCTGGTGCTACGTTCAAACAATTTTATTACGCTAACTTTCCAAGAATAAATGTAAACACTGGATCCACTGCACTCAGCACTTGGCACCAAAGCACTACACTAGCAAATGAAACCACAGGATATTTTCAAAATGCATTGGGTGCGCCTGTTATGGTTGGAGACTATAGTAGCACTGCATTTAAATATGTGGTACAAAAAAGTCTAATCAAATTTATACCCCCAGTCATTGATGGTCAACCGTATTATTTTGATGCTAACAATAAATTAAAAGCTGGACTACCAACTAGACCAGAAGATCATATGGAAATATGGGCCAGTCCGCTTGCAGTTGTAGGCGATGGCAGTAATGACGGTGTTGGCAATCTAACCAATGGACAGGGTCCAATAGCTCTTAACAATTTTGTGCCCACTGGCGCAGTTGTAGATAGCATTATTCCTGTATTCCTTACAGATCTAAATACTGCTATACGAGAAGAAATAACACAGCAAATTTTGTTGTATAGAAATTTTGGTCTTGGATACGATAATGATGGAAGTATTACGGGTACTCCGGGCACCTGGTACTTAATCACCAGTACAAATTTAGATGCTAACGCAACTTGGAGTCAAACTGTTCCAGGGCAAGCTGGAAACACCAATGGAAATGGATCAGATGCAAGTTGGATGGTGCAGTTTGTGGCTGTGGACAACAAATACACCATCACGTTCCGTGGACTTGCTTATTACTTTGGATCAGTGTTGCAAACAAGATTTTTCTTCTATGGCAATCAAAAGATCTATGACAGCCGTACAGGCACCACAATCAAAGACTTTGTGAACGTGTTGGCAGTAAATACCAAGCCAGACAGTTCATCTCCACTGCCAGGCGATATCTATACCACAATCATTGGTCAGCCTGTAGAGTCAGATGGATATATTGACGACTTCCAGGTGCTGATCAGTTACAGAGATTCAGATTCAGATGGTGTGCCAGATAATCCAGATTTCTTTAATGAAATTGTTGCCCCAACAGTTAATCCCAATTTGAAACTGGTGTTTTTACAACAAACTGTGGACTTTGACAATTTACAAAGATACCTGCTGGTTGAACCAGGTGTAGTAAATTCAGACTATCCTACTTATGATAGTATTGAATTGGTAAAATTTCAGTATTCTCCAGGTCAAGTTTTTTATGCCTATACTGATGAATTATTTTATACTTTGACAGTTAACACTACTGGTGTGAGAATTATAACTCAAACAGCAAGTGGCGAATGGATTGCTAGAACAGGCCGCCAGGCATTGTACTTCCAGTATCGCCACAACTCGCCATTGACCAATAGAATTGATCCAGGTACCACTAACATCATTGACTTATATGTGGTCACACAAGCATACTATACTGCTTATCAAAATTGGATTACAGACACTACTGGTACTGTGACAGAACCAGACATGCCAACTATTGATGAACTCAGCACTGAGTACCAAGGACTCAATGAATACAAAATGTTGAGTGACAATATTATTTTGAATTCTGTAGTGTTTAAACCGTTGTTTGGCCCCAAAGCAGCCAAGCAGTTGCAAGCCACAATTAAAGTTATTCGTGCTCAAAATTCTACAGCCAGCACTAGCGAAATAAAAAGTTCTGTATTGGCTGCAATGAATGAGTATTTTAGCATTGACAAATGGAGTTTTGGGGATACATTCTATTTTTCAGAACTTGCAGCATACCTGCATAGATATCTTGGAACCATTATTAGTTCAGTGGTACTGGTGCCATTAGACACACAAAAATACTTTGGCGACATGTACGAAGTGCGAGCAGAACCCAGTGAAATATTTGTTAACGGCGCTACCATTGACAATATCGTTGTGATTGATGCATTAACCAGTACCAACTTGCGTACTGCACCTGGTAGCGGAGTAATTTAATGGCAAGAGTACGTAGTGTAGATTTTCTTCCTGAGATTTTTCAGACAGACGCCAACAAGCAGTTTTTAGCTGCTACATTGGATCAATTGATTCAAGAGCCAAAGTTTAAAAAGACTCAAGGCTATATTGGTCGCACAGTTGGTCCAGGCGTAAATCCCAATGACAAGTATGTTATCGAACCAAATAAAACTCGTGCTGACTATCAACTTGAGCCAGGTGTAATCAGTATAGATCCTGCAGACAATAGCAAAATAGTAGATGCCATTACTTACCCAGGTATCACTGATTCATTGGTATACCAGGGCAGTCCATCAACGCAACCTAGCAGACTATACACCAGTGATTATTATACATTTGATCCATTCATTGATTTTGATACATTTGTAAACTTCAGCCAGTACTATTGGATTCCAGATGGTCCTGATGTGGTCACAGTTCAATCTCCTGGTGTAGCATTAAGTCAAAATTTCACAGTGACTAGAGCCGACGGAGTGTACACATTTTCAGGACTGACTGGAAATAATCCTACTATAAATTTGGTGCGTGGCGGCAACTACACTTTCCAAGTGGCACAGAACAACAAAGAAGCTGTCAACTACAAAGTAACAAGAACCAATGTCACTAGCTATAATATTGACAATGAGCCCAATGCCACTGTTATTTTAACTCGTGGCAACACCTACAGTTTTAATTTGTTTTTACAAGGCGATTTTCCATTCTGGATCAAAACTGCTGCTACCACAGGTACTGGTGATGCTTATAACTCTGGAGTTACACGCAATGGATCAACTACAGGCACGGTGACTTTCACCGTGCCTCAAGATGCACCAAACACATTGTATTACTCTTGCCAGAATCAAAGTCTCATGCGCGGGACCATTAGCATTGTTAATGCGCAACCAGGTGATGGACCTGGATTTTGGATTCAAACTGATCCGGGCATTAGTGGCGAAAATCCTATTACTCCAAATGTAAGTTCTAGATCAGTGTATGGCGTGACTGACAATGGTATTGATCTTGGCACAATTAATTTCAACGTGCCACAAAAAACAACACAAGATTTTTTCTACAATCTCACTACCATTGGTACTGTGGATCTTGTTACTGATCTAAGTTTTGAAGATATTGATGGTGCTAGACTTGATCAATTTATTGCTACTTACGGTGGTATTGATGGCATTACTCAACTTAGCACCAGAACGTTGGTATTTGCTAACAGTTACGGCAATCCGGCTACTGATTACTATGACATTTGGCGCATAAGTTATGTCACTGTTGGTAGTTTTACCTATCTCTCATTGGGCAGTATACAAACCATAAACAACTTGGAAAAATGGACCATACGCTATGGCACAGAGTATGCCAGCACTCAATGGTATAAAAATCAAGCTGGATACATCATTGAAATGCCAATACTCACAGCCAAGCTAGATACATTGTACTATCAAGATGGGACTGACCCAGAAATTTTTGGCACTATACGACTAATTGAGCAAACCAATGACGCTACAATTTATATTGAAGATATCATAGGCAAAGCAAACTATACCAGTCCAAATGGTGTGACATTTACCAATGGATTAAAAGTTCAATTTTCAGGCAGTGTATTGCCAGAAAGCTACGCTACAGGAAGTCGAGCATTTATTTGCACAAATACCGCGTCTGGCATTAATCTTATCACTACTGAATCTACAGATGGAATGACAGTAGGACAGGAAGTTATTTTTACTGGTACAGCATTTGGTGGAGTTAGTACTGGTATAACTTATTATGTCCAGTCGGTTTTTAGCAGTAGCCAATTCAAAGTGAGTACAACTAAAAATGGACCAGCTGTGACATTGACTTCAGCCAATGGCACTATGACTGCTACTGCTAGTCAAAACCCACAATATTATGTGAGCGGAGTAGGCACAACAATCAAATTGTTGCCTGTAGAAAACTATATCACACCAGAAGAATATGCTTCTGCCAATGACATCGATTATTTTACTATCAATCGAGACAGTACTGATTTAAATGCATGGAGTCGCAGCAATCGTTGGTTCCACATTGATGTGATCAATGCAACAGGCCTATATAATGATACTCCGGTTGCAATAGACAACAATAAAAAAGGCAAGCGACCAATTATACAATTTAGAGGTGGAATTAAATTGTATAACATGGGCACAGATGCCAAACAACCGGTGAATGTGATTGACTTTACTGAAACTGATGCATTTAGCAATGTTGAAGGTAGCACAGGGTATTCAGTAAACGATTATACATTTGTCAATGGCAGCCGTGTGATATTTGCAGCCGATGAAGATCCTAATGTGCGTGACAAAATTTATGTGGTAAATTTTGTTGTGCCAGACACATTGGCTCCTTTGATTGCACAACCAATTATCAATTTGGTCGAAGCACTAGATGGAGAAATTTTAACAAATCAAAATACAGTATGTTTGAGTGGAACACAAGTTGGTATTACCTATTGGTATGATGGCGTAAATTGGTTAGAAGCACAACAAAAAACCGCAGTACAACAAGCACCTTTGTTTGATATATATGATGCAAATGGTGTAAGTTTAGCCAATAGAACAACATATCCTAGCTCAACATTCGCAGGCACAAAATTGTTTAGCTATGCCACTGGATCAGGAACCACAGACCCAGTGTTGCAATTGGCACTCAAATATCTCACATTGACTAATGTGGGTGATATTGTGTTTGATAACAACTTGTATTCAGACTCATTTGTGTATGTGATCAACAATACCAGCACCACAGCACCAATCAGTTCTGGATTTGTGTATGAATATGTATCAAGAACTGTATATGACAGATTGATTGGATGGCAAACGGCTGCGGTGCCAACGCTAATGCGCCAGCAATTTAAATTTGTTTATAATTTACAACCATTGCAATTGGATGTTGCTGTTCAGTCAGACATTGTGACTACTGTGCCTAGTGTAAAAGTATTTGTGGGATCAATATTCCAAGATCCCGGAACATACACGGTGGTTACCACTTCTAACACTACAACTATTACTTTTAGTACTGTGCATGCGGTAGACGATGTTGTCGAAGTTGAAGTGATTAGCGACCAAATAAGTCAAGTGGCGTTTTATCAAGTTCCGCTAAATCTTAACAATAACCCGTTAAATGCCAATAGCTCAAATTTTACATTGGGTACCTTGCGCACTCATTACAATAGTATTTGCCAAAATTTAACCACATTCCGTGGCTCAATCAATGGCGCCAACAACACTAGAGACCTTGGTGATATCATACCTTATGGTCAAGTGATTTTGCAACAAAGTTCGCCATTGACTCTGGCTGGCTACTTCATGCGGTCACAGCAGTACAATATTTTTGGGGCGCTGGAATACAACAGCAGAGAATATCAAAAGTACAAAAATCAATTGCTAGAGGCAGTGACCAGACAGACCATACAGTATGAAACTGCATCACAAGTACTTGACATAGTTATTTCTGAAATCACACTAGGTCGAACATCAAGCAGTCCATTCTATTGGAGTGACATGCTGCCAGCTACTGCTGTATTTACTACAACAACCTACACAGTGAGTTACACCACAAGTCAAGTGTTTGATACTGTGCAAGTTTACAACTATACATCTGCCAATTATCTTGGCATGAATGTATATGTGAATGACCAAATTTTAACTAGAGATCTTGAATACATAGTGGCCACAGATGGTCCGCGTATTGACATTTTGATTGAGTTGACCAATGGAGATACAGTTGCCATTCAAGAATACAATGCCACATATGGTACCTATGTGCCTAACACACCCAGCAAGATGGGATTGTATCCTGCTTGGCGGCCAGCCGTAATACCAGTCAAAACCAGTGCCGGAGAGCAATTGGTTATATTAGGACACGACGGTAGTCAAACTCCTATTTTTGGTGATATCCGTGACGAAGTGTTGTTGGAATTTGAAACTAGAATTTACAACAATATCAAACTAGACGGCAACCCTGTACCGCTTGACATTGTAGATGTGCTTCCAGGGCAGTTTAGAGATACTGGTTATAGTTCTGCCGAAATCAATACTATATTAGAAACAAACTTTTTGAGTTATGTGGGTTGGAACAAATTGGATTACACTGCACAAACTTATAGTGCCAGCAATCCGTTCACCTACAATTACAGTTCGACGACCAACAAACTCAATGGTGACAATTTGTTAGGCGCCTGGCGTGGTATCTATCGCTATTTTTACGATACACAACAACCCGAGTTGACTCCTTGGGAAATGATTGGCTTTTCAGTCCAACCAGACTGGTGGGAGATTACCTACGGTCCTGCACCATACACATCTGACAACATGAACTTATGGGATGATTTAGAACTTGGTCTTGTGAGAGATCCAGCAGGTGAATACATTCTTCCAGCTTATGCTAGACCTAGACTGACTTCTGTTTTACCAACTGACAGTGCTGGTGTGCTATTGACACCATTAGAATCAGTAGCAAGTAATTATACCGTACAATCATTTCAAAAGAGTTGGGCACCTGGTGATGGTGGCCCAGTTGAAGCTTCGTGGTGGAACTCAAGCGACTATCCATTTGCAGTGATGCGACTATTAGCTCTCACTCGTCCAGCAAAATTCTTTGCACTATTTGCTGATAGAGACTTGTACAAATATAGTACAGAATTTGATCAGTACTTGTATAATGGTCGTTATAGACTTGATGCTAATGGTGTGCAAGTTTATGGTGACGGTACCAGCAAAGCCAGTTACATTAACTGGATTGTGGATTACAATCGTATCACAGGTACCAACAGCACTGTGGCACTGGAAAAAGACCTGCAGAATCTTGATGTGAGAATGTGCTATAGAATGGCGTCATTCTCTGACAAACAGTATTTGAAAATTTATACTGAAAAGTCGAGCCCTAACTCAACTAACTCTAGTTTGCAAATTCCGCCAGAAAGTTATCAACTGCTGGTTTACAAAAATCAACCATTTGATAGATTGATTTACAGTTCGGTTGTGATTCAAGTTGTGGATGGTGGATATGCAGTGTTTGGTTACGGCACAGCCAGACCGTACTTTAACACTTTTATCAGCATTCCAGTTGGGCAATTTCAAACATACAGCGTGGCCGGCAAAACTATTCAGGTGCCTGCCAATTACACAACCAACATCACACAAATTCCTTATGGATTTGTATTCACAACTGAATCAGCTGTGGCTAATTTCTTGTTGAGTTATGGAAAGTTTTTAGAATCACAAGG